ATGGCTATTGATATCTCAAAAGAACGACAAGACAAAACGATCATCTATATCGCTTCTGTACGGTTAAGAAAAAAACATCCATCCTTTAGTCGGTTTGAACGCAGACGATTTACCGAGAAAGTCCGGGCTACTGAATGGGCCTCAAAACGTGAGCGAGAGTTTCTTAATGAGTTTGAAAATATACTGCTAGGCAACCCAATGCCGGAACCGGTTGAAGATGTCACTTTGGAGGAATACATTAATCGTTTGATTAAGTATGTTAATAGAAAGGGCATTACCGATTTTAAAAAAAATGACTGGTCATGTATTAAAAAGTGGCGGAAGTTTCCCATTGCGAAAATACATTCAAGCAACCTGACGTCACAGCACTTTATTAAACACTTTGAAACACGCATCACGGTTGATGGTGTAACACCTGCAACCAATCATCGGGATCTTGCCGCATTGACAAATGCACTGGCATGGAAAGACAGAATTGAATGCCCATTTAATAGCGAGATGCTTACCGATGAATTCAGAAAATCTATCTTTAAGCAAAAACTGACTGGCAAATCACGCCATCGTGACTACAGACCAAGTGAGAACGAATTTACTTTAATCTATAAGTATTGCTTAAAACGTGACCACCACCCATTATCGGAAATCAAATACCGCCACTTAATGTTGTTTGCCGTTTACAGCACATTCAGACTTGACGAAATATGCAACCTGACCTGGTCAAATTTCAACCATGATACGGGTCGAATTATCGTTGAAGATCGAAAGGATCCAAACTCAAAAATGGGAAACACGCATAACATCAAACTTCCTGATGAATGTATTGAGATCATCAATATGCAGAAACGCAATCCGGAGGAAGACAGGATATTCCCATTTAACTCTGCTTCGGTTTCTAATAAATTTTGTGAAATGACGAAAAATTTAGGTGTTCCCGATGTTACCTTTCACTCATTCAGACACGATGGTATTTCACGCTGGTTTGAACAGGGAAAAACGATACCCCAGGTTGCCCACCTTTCTGGTCATGTTAACTGGAACAATTTGAGGAGATACACCCATCTGCATGAAACAGAAGTTGTCGACCTGCTGTCTATCTGCATGAAACTGGAAAAGGAATATAAAGAACAGAGGATTCAGGAACTAATGGATGGGTAGGCGGGGGGAATCCCCCCTCACTGATTTAAGATTTCCCAGTCGTTTCGATGGGCTTGATATTGACGATCCAGGTACTCTGCCAAGTCACTTACTTTAACCAGATAGGGCGACTTCTGACTGCGACTTCCCCTCATGACCGGGATGGGGAGCTGCCCTTTTGCAGCCATGTTTCTGGCTTGCTTTTCTCCCAGGTTAAAAAACTCCTGACAAACCTGTTCAAGTGGCACAAATGCCTTATTGTACTGAGCCAGTAGTGCAAATTCGGTATTCATATTTATCTCCCCTGCCATCAAAAGAACTTCAAAATGTCATAACCCAATACGGGTTGTGCATTACTGGTGGTTAGTCGTTTACTGTTCCGGCTATGGAAGGTGACTTCGGTAGGGTCGTACATCAGTCCGTACTGCCAGCCACGGTCGGTAAGCAGGTACTTGCCTTTTTTTCCCTGCCCGGTCCATTTGATGATCCGGAGTTTTTCCAGCACTTCCACAACGTGCTGACGGCTTCGGCCAATAAACTCACCCAGCTCTACCAGGGAGAAGTAATCGTCCAGTTCGTAGCGATTGCGTTTCCGCTTTTGCTTTCTTGGTACCGGCTGTTCATCGGTTTCTGAACCAAACACCACTGGATCCTTCTGCCGGGCTTCCTGCTCGATAGAACAATGTATTGACGGTGGGTCTTCTGCAGGAGTGGGCTTAAGACGACCCAGTACGGACTGGAACCATTTCACCTGCTTTACCGGTGTTCCGCTGTTGTGGGATTTACCGGTATCAAGGATTTCACAATAGGGTTGCCCATACTCGGTGGGCACCCACTGGTTTTCTAATTTGATTTGCAGGCTGGCGGCTTCCAGCAACTTATTCACTTGTCGTGGATCCTGCGCGGGGGTCATCATCTGGCCGAGCTGGGTAGGCGTGAAGGTCATAGCCTGAACAGGGGCAACCAGCTGTTTTTGCCCCATGGCTTCCAGTGGTGAGAAACCGATCTGGCTTTTCAGCATCCGATCAGCTGATAGCAATTTTTGATTGCCGGTAAAACCCAGGGCTTCTGCCAGGGCAACGGCACTTCGGGTGGAGGCGATGTTTTTCTCAAGCTGGAGATGTGGGTCAACAGGTAATGTTGATTCGTTGAGCTGGATCATGGGAGCAGCTTGACCTGATTCCAGCTTATGCCAGCGCCCAATAACTGCAGCCCGTCGTTTCACGTCATAACCGGTAATCAGGACTTCGCATTCAAACCTTGGCAAGTTGTATTGGGTGTATTCCTGACCATTCTGGGGGTTGATATAGGTGTCCCCAAACTTGGGGAGACTCCATTCCATCTGTTCACACATGACTTTTATGTCACGAATAACATGGTCGTGTCGCTTACCGGTGATCTCGGCAATCTCTCGGCTGGACATGGTTTCGGGCTGGTCATTTTTCATTCTCGCCCTGGCATTGGTCACAACATGGGTAGTGACTTCATCACTGGCTGCTCTGCCCTCCTCTGTCATCGATGAGAAATTGAATGGGTCGTTGTTCTGCTGGGTGCTATCCATGCTTTACGGTCCTTATAGTTTTGTTTTATTCGCCAGGATATGGCCGCTCAATGGAGAGTGCTTCCCTCATTCCCGGGCATATCAATGGCCGGGCACAACGGGTTATAGGATTGGTGCAGATCGTTAGCCTCCTGAAGCAGGTAGGCTGAGATAATCATGCTCTGTGCATGAACCTCGTCGTCATCGACAATGGTGATAGCGGTCAGTGCCTGAATAAGCACTTGTCTCAGGCAATCGTAACAGGGCAATTTTTTGGCTGGGTCGTTGACGACTTCGACGGCCTGCTGTTGCTTCTTGCGCCGTAGTTTGAGCAGTTTCTCTGCCTCGTCGTATTGCCCGGTTCTTTTCAGGTGGGCAATTTCCAAACCAAGGCATAGGTGGTCCAGTGTGAGTTTTGGCATCCTTGCCTCCGGTCAGAATGGGATTGAACTGTCGTATTGGTCGTAATGGTCTTGCTGCTGTGGCGCAGGCTGGCTGCCATTGTGAGTATTGGCATACTGGTTTTGCTGCTGAACTGGCTGCTGATACTGCTGGCCACCAGCCTGACGACCATCCAGCATATTCATCACACCACCAAAACCGTTCACCACAACTTCTGTGGTGTAGCGATTCTGGCCTGTATTTGGATCCTGCCATTTGCGGGTCTGCAGCTTGCCCTCGATATAGAGCTTGCTGCCCTTCTTCACAAATTGCTGGGCGATTTCAGCCAACTTGCCGAAGATGACAATCCGGTGCCATTCGGTTTTTTCCTGCTTCTGGCCCTGCTGGTCCTTCCATTGTTCAGCTGTTGCGAGGCTGAGATTGGCCACAGCCTGACCGCCCTGGGTAAACCGGATGTCGGGGTCCTGCCCGACATTACCGATAAGGATGACTTTGTTGATGCCGTTAGCCATGGTTATGCCTCTTTCAGTTTGAGTTGTGTGGCTGGGGTCAGCAGTCCGCTGCGACGGATCACCACCTGAACACCGTATTCATTGCCGTGGCGGTCATAGCGGAAGCTATCCATAACGGACGTACCGACCATTTTTTCCACTGTTTTAACTGTGCTGGCGAGAATCAGCTCTTTCTGTTCTTCTGGTGCGTAGAGCAGGTCCTGCTGGTCTTCTTTTTTTTCCGGAGCAGGTTTTTCAGGGGCCGGGGCGGACTCATTGGCGGGAAGGTTCTTCCGGCTTTCCTGATTGAGGCGCATTTCAATAATGGCCATCAGGTCCAGTTGGTCTTTGTGGAGCAGCAGATCCAGATCGGGAAACAGGTAGTCCTTGCCAATAGCCAGCTTGTTATAAACCGCCAGATTTTTTTCCAGGGCAGCAGCCTGCCGCTTCAGTTCGATCCGAGCCTCAGCCAGTCGGTCATTAATGGCTGACTGCATTTTCTCGGTTTTCTTTTTACCCTTGATGACCTCCTGAAAGTCTGCTGCCGCAGCGACTTGTGGGACAAAGGCCGGATGCAAGGTCTTGTTGATGGCCTGACGGTCTTCTTCCAGGGCCGTGATTGCTGCCAGAACCATGGAGTCCTTGAGGTGTTTCTTATTGTTGGTGATCTGGTTTTTCAATGAGGTGCGCTTGCTTTTGATTTGCTTTTGCAGGCGGTCAATGGTGTCAAACAGGCTGGCAATGTCCGGTACTTGCGACAGGGCCATTGCTTTTCCGGCTTTCAGTTTGTCCTCGGTGTCGTTTAGAAAAGCCACTGCGGTTTCGGCATCGGCAAAGTCCTGGTCAGAAACCAGCTCTGATTTGATGGCTTTGACGGTGTTGCTGATTTGCTCTTCCAGTGCTGGCAGGTTGGATTGGTTTACCTGACCACTGATGTTGATGGACACCACTGAGCAATGACTGATGAGTTCCCCCTTAAGTACCGGCTTTGGCGCGACCGGTGTGAAACTTTCCAAATCCGCCTGAAATTGCTGCCATCCGGCGATCAGGGCTGCACGACGATGTTCCTGAGATTCGTAATAGACGTGGCGCAGGTTGGCAGCGGAACCATCGGAACAGACAAACAATACCCGTTCGGCACCGCTGACCAGTAACTGTTGTTCCAACTGCCAGTAGTAGGCGGGTTCAATACCCTCGCCCTCAATCTGGGCAACCAGCTTCTCATTCCAGAGCTTGTGCTCGAACACCAGGGTATTGTCAAAGGTGATGCCATCAAAACTGGCCAGCAGGGGCAAACCATCAATCGTGACCGTTCCCGTGGTAGGAAACAGTGGACGGCCGGCGATGGCATCTGCCAATGGTCGTACACTTTCTTCTGCCGCGTGGCCTTCATCAAACTTCTTCTGCTGGAACTCGGTAACTTCCGGCACGCTACCGGTTTTCTTCTGGTGCAGTAACTGGTCACGGGTGGTAAACGGACTGTCGCCCATCATGGCCGGTGCTTCACTGGCAGTGAAATAGTTCTGGCGCAGGGTTAGCCATTCAGGGCTGCCCTGTTCAACGGTATGCTCTTTCATTATTTTTCCTCTGGCACGAAGCTCTGCAGTTGTTTGATTTGCTGGGGGGATAACGGGGCTCTAGTGGCAATTTTTTGCGCTACTTTTTCGACGGTCCATTTACCGCTGGCAATGGCGGACTGGTAATCGGGCAGGAACTTTTGGAAGTCTTCATCCGGGTAATAGTCAACCATGGGCGTACTTTCACCCTCGATAACATCAATGACGTTACCCTCGTTTTTATTAATGGTGGCCACGGTTTCCTGGAACCGCTGGGCACTGCTGGCAGAAGGCCACTGTTTGCTGGCTCGCTTGATAATGGCTTTTTTGGCCATTTCTTCGTACCAGCTATTCCAGACGGTCTGGGTTTTGGCGGCTGCCTTGATCTTGTCAATCTCTGCCCGGCTCATCACATCGGCCAGTACGTCACCGCTGGCGGTTTTGGCGATGCAGTAGACGCCCACCACCTCACCACGGTCGGTGGCAAAAGGATTCATCAGGTGGTTGGGTTCCTTGCAGGGACCGAGATAGTCAAAGCGATCTTTTTCCCGGACGATTTTCGCCCGTACCCATTGAATGGCGCCACTATCAATGGCCACCTTGCATAACCCTTTAAAACTGATGCGAAGCTGGCAGATGCTCTGGCAGGTCTGCTTGTTATATTCCGGCACCAGGTAAGCCAGTCCGTTGGCCGGGTTCAGGGTCAGGCCGCAGGTGGCCACATTAATGATGGCGTTCTGGATGCTTTGCGGACTGCATTTCTGCAGGGACGGATTCTTTTGAAACGCCTCCAAGGCAAACTGGCTCTCTTCCGCCCAATGCACCAGCTTTTCCCGCATGGCGATTTTGACGAAGGTCTTTTGCTGGGCACCAATAATGGTTTCGTTGAGGGATGAGGTATCAGCTTGCATGGCGAAGAGCCTCATCCCGTTGAATGCGATCCTGCAAAGCGGAAATTACGTCCACCAGTTCTCGAATCAGGTTGTTAAGGTCGGTCAGGTGGCTGCTCATTTCGTTTTCCAAACGCCAGGGCGTTATCTCTTTCTCAATAAGCGTCTGCAGTTGTGTTTGCGGAGTGTCTACAAAGATCACCTGGCATAAACGACGGATCAGGTTGTTCATACGGTGCAGGTGGTAGACAAAACCGTTGAATGCCAGCCATTCACTGATGGTTTTCTCAATACAATCCTCAAGGCGGTTTACTTCAGCGTTTTCATTAACCACGGCAATAACCTCGCTTGCTCGCATAGTTGATGATGTCCCAGCCGGAAAGGCGGGAGTTTTCGTCGTTGCAGTCAGATACCAGCTGCTTCACAGCCAGCCAGCGGTAACCCTGCATGGGATGGAATTCTTCGGTGGTGAGAAATTTTACGAACGTGGTGAGGGTCAGCACGCCGAACCCATTCACCCGGAAGGACAAACCGCTTTCAAGTTGGGTCTGGAATCCGGTTTCAATCCGGTCAAGCTCGGACTCCACATAAGTTTCAAAGGCTTCTGAGGTGTCCATGGCAGACAGGTGCCGATTCAGGTCAGTGGTTACTGCGTCCATTTTGGCTCCGTTGTTTTTTTATTAATGGTTAATTTATTTATATATAGGGATAGCAATTCCACAAACATAAATCTTATGATCTATTTATATTAGATTTCAGTTTTCGATTAGTTATTTCTATAAATCTGCTATAACCAGGTATTTCAGGGGGGGCAAAGGGGATGCATAGGGAAAGGGAAGAGATCCGGAGCTGGATTGCCAAGCTACCTGAGGTTTTACAAAAAGGGATTGCAGGCAATACAAAAGTGATAAGTGCTGCTGTACTGGTCAATGCCGTGCCCATGGGCAAGGCACGACCCCGCTTTACCCGGAAGGGCCGCTGTTATACGCCGAAAACGACACAACAGGCCGAGCAACAAGTGCAACAGGCAGGGCGGCAATGGCACCGGGGTGAACCTCTGACAGGATCACTTGGGGTGGAGATTGTGGCGGTCAGTGCGGTGCCAGCAAGCTGGTCACAGAAGAAGCGGGCAGAGGCGTTGGCGGGTGTTATCCGGCCAGCGGTGAAGCCGGATTTTGATAATGTGGCCAAACTCTATTGCGATGCCCTGAATGGCATTGTCTGGCAGGATGACAAACAGATTGTCGATGGCCGCTGCATCAAGTGCTACGGCCAAAAGTCCGGGGTGTTAATCTGGTGCTGGGCGTTATAGCAGTGATTTGCTAAAACCTACCGCCGTTCCACGGTATATCTCAGTGATTGGCCCTTCATGGGTCAGGTGCAGATTGTGGTAGAGGGGATTGATGATCCGCAAGTGATGCAGGTTGTCATTAATACGCTTCCACAACCGCAGGGTGGTAATCCCCTCATGCTCAATCAGTATGATATTGCCCGGTTTCGGTTGGTGATCCACGTCGATCTGCACACGACTCCCCTCCGGGATGTGCATTTTTTCCGCATTCGTGGGGTCAATCATGGTGTCATTATCCAACAACACGACAAAGCTATTCTGACTTTCTGACTCGATGATACGAATGCCGGGGTTTTTCTGAATTATGCGTTCTTTGCTTTCGAGTTCTGCCAGGTATGCCTCTACATCCTCAAAAGTTATTTCTGCCAAATGGCTGGAATCCATGGTTTCTTCACCGGTTTCCAGCCAGCTTAATGAGACCTGAAGGGCTTTGGCCATGGCCATTTTCTGTTCCAGCTTGGGTTCCCTGGCACCGTTCATCCACAGGGAGACACTGGACGTACTCCATCCGGTAATCTCGGCAATACGTACATCCGTCAGCTTTAATTCTTTGGCTCGTTCTCTGGCACGTTCAGACCAATGTTTAGCGTTCACTGTGAAAAGTCCATTATCAGCAGATTGTGTGTCTTTAAAAGTATCACGAATAGATTCTACGAAAAGATAACGCAGACCGGGAAAAGCGGAGTCAACCCTCATAAATTCCACGTTCGTGGATTTTTTATTGCATTAACCATGACGATAGTAAATATTAATACTTCAAAACAATAAAACCATGGAAGGAAACGTCATGATCGACGATTCAATACCAAAACACTGGTATGAGCTACCCTGGCCAATCAAGGGTTATGACCCCCACTTCGAAATGTCCCATGACCTCTACGATGAGCTGGTGAGGACCTACCCCAGCATCAATGTGGAGCAAGAGCTGATCAATGCTTATGCCTATATGAAGGAACGGTTCCCCGGATGCGACGAGGGCCAGTTTACCCGATTTATCACTAACTGGATGGAGAAAAACGAGAAGGTTAAGCGGAAGACTAACCGTTGGTTTGGGAGACAGCCATGAGCAGGTTGACAGCCATGAGCAGGTTGATACCCATAAGCAGGGGGAAGTCATGAAAGCATTCGGCAAGATCGAGAGCCGGTTTTGGGACAGTTTGCGCCATGAGCAGGTCAGCGATCAGGGTAAGTTGCTGGCGGCTTACCTGTTGACCTGCAAACACGGCAATATGCTGGGGATTTTTAGTCTGCCACCGGCGTACATCATGGGAGACCTTGGCTGGGATGCGTCGTTAGTGTCACGAACACTTCACGAACTGGTCACGAACGAGTTCCTAACTACCGCCGAAGACCATGATTACCTCTGCATCAACAAATTTATGGACCACAACAAGACCGATAACGTGGCACAGATGGATGCACGGTTACGTCTGTTTCTGGATCTGCCCCGCACCCTGCCCCGCACTCTGCCCCCTGTTATGGCCATCGTTGAGCAGGAATTGCTGAAAGCCAGTAATTACAAGGCTTCCAAGGATACCCCGGGGCTGATTGAACAGGTTCGTGAATGGTTCGGAAACGGTTCGTCAAAAGTTCGCCTAGAGAATAAGAGAAATAGAGAAATAGAGAACTGTTTAAAAACTAATGGTACATCCGACGATGTACCCGGTCAGTCAGACGTTGCCCCCGCAGCACCAGAGTTCCCCGACCACTTTGAGCAATGGTGGTCACAGTACCCGAAGCGGGAAGGTCGCAAAGGACATAAGCGACAGTCTTACGGTAAGTACAAGACCAGGATCAGGGAAGGTGTCAGCCAGGAAGTCATGCTCGACAACGTAATGCGCTATGCCAGCTACTGCGATCAGACCGGCAAGACAGGCACCGAGTACGTGATGCAGACCCTGACCTACCTGAACGACCCTGACAACATAATCAGCAAGTGGATTGTGAACCATGAAAACCGGCAAGGAACTGCTGAAAAATCCAGCCTCATTGATCAAGTCTACCAAGCGAACAAGCACCTCTACGAACCAGCACACGACACTGGCTATCACCCCGAGAATGATAGCGGACCTGTTTGGAACCATGACGGGCATATTCGGGGCGAAGTGGACACGGGAGCACGGACTGGCGGACAGGACGGGGCAGTGGCTGGAAACCCTGAAGGACTTGCACCCCAACCAGTTGGCGATGGGGACTAACCGGGTTCGGTTAGGGGGTAAGGACTGGCCTCCCACGGCTCCGGAGTTTCGCAAGCTGTGTCAGCCGCTGCCAGAGGAATTGGGATTGCCCACGTTGGCCAAAGCCTGGCATGAAGCCAATGAGTTTGCCGATCAGACCAATCGCCACGAGTGGAGTCACCGAGCGGTGTATCTGGCCGGGTATGCCGCTGGTTGGTATGAGCTGAGGAATGCCGGTACCGCTGATGAGTGTCGGGAGGTGAAGCGCCGGTTTGGAGCGGCCTACCAGAAGCAGGTTAACCGTGTATGTCAGGGTTTACCTCTGGAAGACCAGCTATCCATTGAGTATCAGTTTGATCCGTCCACCCATTCGGATCAGTTGCAGCGGGACACCATGGAGGAACAGGGCATTGACCCTCTGGATGGCGAGGGAGCCAGGGCAAAGCTGCAGGGAATGTATAGATGAATGAGCTAAGGGATGGCGTGATGCTGGCGGTAGTCTGGGTCTCGTTGGTGATGATGGGCTGCTGGATTTTTGTGGAAGCGATCTGATGGGGGCTGAACTGGAACTGGTTCGCAGCTATCAGCCACAGCCGATTTTGCTGCCGGTGTCGGCTAACGATGAAGCGTTCATTCTCAAACTGAAGCCGGGGCAGATGCTCAGTGCTGAGTTTCGCAAAACTCGTAATGGACTGTTCCATCGCAAGTTTATGAAGCTCTGCACTCTGGCTTATCAGGTGTTTGAAGAGTTACCACAGGCACCGGTGAGGATTGCCGGTTCCAATCAGTGGGTCACACCGGCGCCAGATTTCGATGAGTTCCGTTATTGGGCCATGGTCAAGGCTGGATTTTATGACGTGTTTGGTTATCCGGATGGCAAGGTGCGTGTACGGGCCAGAAGTGTTGCTTTCCGGAATATGGATCAGGTGGAGTTTGAGAAGGTGTACTCAGCGGTGCTGGATGTGTTTCTCCACTATGTGCTAAGCCCAAAGCGTGGCTGGAGTCGTGAGCAAGTGGATCAGCTGGTTGAGCAGTTTATCCACTATGACGAATAGGTGACGGATGACCAGGGAAGAAAGGGACTATATGACAGCTGTTGCGCAACTGGGTTGCATTGCCTGTCGGTTAAATGGATTTTCTGGTGTGCCGGCCGAGGTTCACCATCAACGCAGTGGTACCGGAGCAGGAAGGCGGGCCAGTCATTTTGACACGATGCCGTTATGTCCTGGTCATCACCGGTTTTATCCCGATGCCATACACGTTAATGCTCGATTGTTTGTGAAAAGGTATGGCTCGGAAGCAGAGCTGGTCAGACGTACCCGTGATGAGGTGCAGCGTTATCGACAAACCTTTGTGGGTTATACCGGAGTCTGAAGATGCTGTTTTGCCACGGATCGAAGTACACACAAGAACAACCCTTGAATAAGGAGAATGCCATGTACTTTGGTTTGGAGTCGGCGTTGATGCGGATATTTGGCACACCGGAACTGTTGGTGAAAACCGCCAGCTGGCAGCGGGAAATCAACGCGGGTTATCGCAAGACAGCCGTTGCATCAGAGTATCGCAGTACCAGAGATGAAAGACTGGGTGATGATGGTATCCGTAAGGGAGATCTTCGGGAAAGGATGCAGCCGGAACTCTTTGCCATCCTGACGATTCGCTATGACGATAACCAGGCGAATCGTTCCAGTGCATGGTTACGGGTTACCCATCTTTTCAGGGTTGATGAGCGGATTCCCAAAGCCATTCGCAAGAATCCAGTGATGCTTGCTCTCTATCTGATGTGGTTATTGCAGCATCCTGATATGCAGCAGAAGAGAGGCAAGGTAGAGATTACTGGAAAAAGCCGTAAGACACTTTATCGCTGGCGTGTTGCCTGTGAAGCAGTGTGCAACGAATGGATCAGGTTGGCTGAGGATCAGGCAGAGGAATTATTAGAAGAGGCAGGAGCCATTAAATATGAAAACTGAAACGATCGACAAACTGTTTCTGGAGCTGAGCCAGGTCACTACCGCCACCACAGAAAAGGAGCTGTCGTTACAGAAACTGATGAAGCAGGCATTTATGGCTGGTTACGAGGTGGGAAGGTCACCTCTGAAAAATAAGGTGAGTATTGATGATGAGTGGCTGCGGTTTGTGAGATGGCATGAACTGGAGAATATTGCGCTGTCTACAGAGGCTTGACTAAAAATGACCCACAAAGTACGGTAAAAGCTCATGCTGGGAAAGTTCCCGAAAACTTGATTCCCACTGCTTGAATCTTTCAAAGAAACCCGGCCCTCGTTGCCGGGTTTTCTTTTTTTATCCCTCCAAACTGAACCACTATAAAAAAGGGGCTTCATGTTTCACTTTTCCGCTTCGTCCAGGCGACATCTGTCGACTTGTGATGAGCGGCTTCAGCGCGTCTTCAATAAAGTGATTGAGCATTATGACTGCACGATTATTTGTGGCCATCGGAATGAGGCTGCCCAGACGCTGGCGTTTGAAAGTGGTAAGTCGGAATTGCAATGGCCAGACAGTAATCACAACGAGCTGCCCAGTAAGGCGGTGGATGTGATGGCTTATCCCATTAATTGGTTTGATTATCAGAGGTCTGCACACTTTGCCGGGTATGTGTTGGGTGTGGCGGAAGGGATGGGCATTAAACTTCGTTGGGGTGGTGACTGGGACCGGGATGGTGAAATCAAGGATCACCGATTTAAGGATTACCCGCACTTTGAGCTGGTGGACGATGATTAATCTGAATCCAATGGCAGGAATAGCCAAAGCACTGATGGGTGGTCTGGATGGCTTGTTTACCTCTGATGAAGAACGTGCCAAAGCTGAACTTTCATTGAATCACCAGTTGCAGCAGCCTCATATCCTGCAGGCATTGGCCAACATTGAAGAAGCAAAACATACATCGGTATTTGTTTCTGGCTGGCGTCCTGCTCTTGGTTGGCTCTGTGTGTTGATTCTTGCCTGGACCTGGATTGTTCGTGATCTGGTTATCATCGGCTTGATGCTTGTGGATAAATCCGAAGTGGTTCAACAGTTACCCACAGCGGATACCAGTACGGTAATTACTTTACTGCTGTGTTTACTGGGATTAGGTGGTGCCCGAACCATTGAAAAGCTTAAGGGCGTGGCAAGGAGATAGTTATGGGTGATGAAGACCGCTTCAATCGCATTGAGCAGAAGCTGGACGGCATCACCCAGATCCTGCAGACCTTGGCTAAACACGATGAACGGATGGTGAACCTGGCGCTGAGGGAAAAGCGCAGTGAAGAACGGCTGGACACCATTGAGAAAGCCGTGCTCAAAAACTCTACCATCAGCAGTGTGATTCAATGGATCGCCGCCACCACTACCGCAGGCATCATAGCCTTTGCCATCAAACAGTTATTCTGACCATGGCCAACCACAGCAAATACAAGCAGAAAATGTGTGATCAGGTGAAGGAGTTGATGAGCACCGGTTTAAGTCGGAAAGCCACGGCAACAGAAATGGGGATCAGCTATAACACGTTTCTGTCGTACATTGATAAGTATGAAGAATTTGCTGAAGCCGTAGCTCAGGCAGATGTGCTGGCGGAGGTGTTCTGGGAAGAAAAATACATGCAGGGAGCATTAGGGCTTAACAAGGATGTTTCCCCGGCCATGCTGATTATGTATATGAAAAACCGTTACCACTGGCGGGATCGTCATGAGCAAACTGTGGTAGCGGAAAAGATACCGACACTGGACGAATGGCTGGAAGAAAAGGACGGGTAAAGCCAGCCAAAGAACGGCTGCTCACCGAGTTTACGTTCTACGCCAGCAAGTGCCTGAAGATCCGCACCAAGAATGCCAGGGTGATTCCCTTTCAGCTGAACAAGGCTCAGCTCTACCTGGATAGCCGGATCGAGGATCAACGCCAACGCACCGGCAAGGTAAGAATTGTGGTGCTTAAGGGCAGACAACAGGGCTGTTCCACCTATACTGAAGGCCGCTTTTACTGGCTGGTGAGCAACCGCAAGGGATTACGTGCTTATATCCTGACCCATGAAGCAGATGCCACCGCCAATCTGTTTGATATGGTGCAGCGGTATCACGAAAATCAGCCACCGTTTACCCAGAGGGAACTGAAGAATAAAAGCTCCAAACTGTTGGAGTTTTACCATGATTCCGGGTATCGGGTGGGCACCGCTGGCAATAAGGGAGCAGGTCGATCATCTACGGCACAGCTGTTTCATGGATCAGAAGTGGCATTCTGGCCCAATGCGGATGAGCACCTGGCGGGCGTATTACAGGCAGTACCCAATGAAAACAATACTGAGGTCATTCTGGAGAGCACTGCTAACGGCGTCGGTGGTGTGTTTTATGATTATGTTATGGACGCTGATGCTGGGCGCGGTGATTTTGAACTGGTGTTTATACCTTGGTTCTGGCAGGACGAATACCGTGCCGAAGTCCCCGCCGACTTCACGACAGATGCCGACGAAAGATACCTGAAGCTGACTTATGAGCTGGATGATGAACAGCTCCAGTGGCGGCGACAAAAAATCTACGAGCTGAAGTCTGAAGATAAATTTGGCTCCTCGTCCTTTAGTGTGGATTTCCTTATGAAA